TGCGTTATGAAATTACAGTGTAATAACGGTAGCATGGCCAGGCGCCGAGCAGATTAATTGTCCGTATAGGCCTATTCTGATCTCGATCCCGTCTTCCGCTGCAATGCGCAACATTTGATTTCCATCCTGGTTCAAAATCTTAGGAGCCTTCCCCAATGATGCGAGCTTCCATTCATCCAAATTCAACAGATATATCCTGTTGCTAGGACACATTCTATCACCAATAGCTTCAATAACGCCAGCTGGTGTCCATATTCTAACCGCAGGGAAGTATATGTTTGCGTCAAACGCTTTTACTCCACCGTTGGTGAACATGATTTTGCTGCCGAGAGAAGCGATTAGATCTGAATAAACATCAAAACTCATAAACGCATACTTTGGCTGCGCGCCGAAACGCCCGCTAAGTGATGCCGCTTTGAGGATTGCTTCTTCAACTGATCTACCTGAACCATCATATACAATTCCACCCAACATTGCAGGTTCTAACGATCTCGTTACCGAGAAGAAAGAAGCCGCTAATTGAGCTGTTCTGGTTGAGCCAGCAGGAATCCAAGCCGCGAGGCCTTTCAACCCGTTAGCCACTGAACCTTCTCTGAAAATGTAGTCAGAATTTACTGCCGCTGCGATACCAGCAGTAACGTTACCAGTACATGTAACTATTCCGTTGATCCTATCAACTATTGAAACCGTTACAGTTCCTGCTCTAACTGAAGCACCTGTTGCCGCAGCGTCAAGTTTTAAAACCATTCCTGGCCAAAATTTGATTGAATCTTCAGCAGAAGCTAGAGTAATGGCTGCTGCGCCAACTGCGTAAGCGCTATCGCCCTGAGCTAACACGCCGAAACCGTTACCATAAAGAGCCTGTGAAATATCTTCACTGACTGACAATATACAACGATCCATCGTATCAGTAAGAGCTGATATAAACGCTTTTTCGTTACCAACAGACGCGTCAAGTGTTTCGCCGTCTATTCTCGCTACGCCGTACATTTTACCACGTGTAATTATGAAGGCATATTGATTCTGTGAATATACATTTGCCTGTGCAGTCGCGAATGTATTAGCGTTACCTTGCGTTCCGCCTACCCTGACCGCAACCTTCATGGAATCTCCACCGAAGTCTTCCATCTTAGGAACCATAGCGAAAAACGCATTTTCTGCATAACCGAGTAATGATACTTTATCTTTTGGATATAGAGTTTTTAACAGTGCTCCAAACTGTGTCGTATCTAGAGTCGCTACCATAAAAATTACCTCAAAAAGTCAATTAGTTATTATATATTTTTGATCACCGTCAACATGAAAGTGAGGTAACATTTCTTTATACCGTCTATTCTACTAGCTTTATGTCTAATTAATTAGACTGGAGCATCAATTTACTAATCATGGAAAAGCTTTCCTGTGAATTGCTTGGTGGTTATTGCAATCTCCTCATCTCTGGTGAGAGACTTTGATGAAGCGGGAGACTGATTAACCATACTGTTGGACAAGGTACTTGGTGAAGAAGGTTTGTCCTCCTTTGTAGCTTCTTTAGGCTTCGATTCACTTACTACAGGTTTGGTCTCCTGTTTTGGTGCAAACTTTTTAGTTTTCAGATACGGGGCCAGCTCTTCCTCAAGATACTTTTCTGCCATTTCCGCTGCCTGTTCAAACGTCAAAGCGTCTGTAAGGGTTATTTCTTTTCCCTCTCTCTTGGCCTGAGCTGTTTTTTCCGTAAAATCTTGATCAATTATATTAAATACTATATCCGTTGCATCTGGATTAGCATTAAGTAATTCAAATTTATCTCCAGCAGTTTGTAGAGCAGCTTTAATTTCTCCGTTAAACTTAGACTGAGCTGCATCTATCTTAGCTTTAGTTTCTGCATTTTGCATATTACTTATTAAAGTGTCTAGTTGCTGTTTAAGAGCTTTATTTTCCTCTTCAACTTTAGATACTTTATTAATCTCTACAGACTTATCACCTTTTAGTATAGCGGTAGTAAGTTGCTCATAAGTAAGTCCCATCTTCTCAAGTGCCGCTAAAGGATTAGACTTAGAAAGCGCAATAAGATCTTCTACTTCTTTAAACTTTGCTGCCTTCTCTTCTGTCTTTATTTCTCTCTCTCTAATAGCCTTCTCTTTTCTAGAAAGGGCTGCAAACCTAGGAGCTAATCTATCTGGTTCTTTCTCTTCTTTTTTAGGCTCTTCTTTCGGCTTCTCTTCTTCTTTCTTCTCAACTATCTTTTCCTCTGCTTTAATCTCTTTCTTATCTTCTACTTTAGGTTCTTGTACTATAGCTTCTGGTTCAACTATTGCAACTTCTGCAACAGTTGGTTCTGCGTTCTTAGCTTCGTTCATTGCCTTAACTATACTTACTGCTTGCTCTGTTACGTCTACTGGTGCATTAACTGCGGGCTGTACATTATTTGTACTCTCCATATTATCCTTCCTTAATCTTTATGAGTTTATTAAACTCGGTTTAATCTCTTTTGGATAAATTCCAAAAGTAGCTTATTGTTGTGGAATATTTCCTGGGGCCTCTACTGGTTGTGGTATACCTCCTAAAGGTAACAAGTCTGTCTGTGGTAAGGGCATGGGTTTACCTAGAGGTATAGCCATGTCTGGAGTAATAGGCATTGGCGGTAATGGCTGTCCTGCTAACTCTGGAGGAAGTTCCTGTCCTGCTTCTGGAGCAGGAGGTACTTCTACTGGATTATTAATTTGATCCATTAAAGCGCCACACTCAGTTATAAAAGTAACTAAATTATTTAATCTCTCTTCTGGTAATTTATTTAATTTAACTAATGCTAAACTCTTTTGACCATATTCTATTCCGTATGCTAGATCATCAAATTTATCTGGTAGTATTAAGTCATTTTTAAGAACTACCGCATCTACGTATTTTCTAATAAGCTTTCTTGGAGCTAAGTCTCTATCTTGTACGCTTGTAACATCAGGGAAGTTTAATAGTTCTAATCCCTGTTCTCTGGTTACATAGCCGCCGCTTATTAAGTCTGTAACTGTATCTAATCTTCCAGATGGAGTCTTAGGTAGTGAGCTAATAGGGAATGCTTGAATCTTATAATCTTCTTCACTAAGGTCAATGTCTCCCCAAGAAATATTACTGATTCCATCCTTTGATATATTAGTAACAGAGAAATCTTTAAGTTCCTTTGATTCAGCTATTAACATTCTTGCTCCATCAATAAACATTTTCTCCCACTTCTTTTCAGTTACCGCGTATCTTTCACTTTCAATTTGGTAGAAGTTTCTAATAGCTCGGCCTGAATTTAATCCAGCTGGCTTTCTAGCCTGTGAAGATAACTCAGATATACCAGCTATCTCAAACGCTTTTTGGTACAGTTGTGCTAAATATTGGAACAGCTGAGGATTAGCTGAAGCCAGCTGCATTACTTCTGGTTTTCCTCCACCTATAATCTTTATAATATCCATTACATAATTTGATAACTGCTGTGATGCAATTGAACATCCAGCAGGAATTATCAACTTAGGTATAGAATATTCCATTATTCGTCTAATAACTTTAATAGTCTTATTAATTTCTAACTGTAATCCCATTAACATTTCGCCTAACCCGCTAGGCCAAAAACCTATAAGTGGATTAGTAAATTGAAAAAATACAAATGGAAAGTACTCTTTCTCCCATTTTTCTTCAAAAAGAGTACAATTGTCAATACAGATAACATGTCTACCATCTTTAGCTCCTGGCTTAGAAGGTAAGTGCCATGCTTCTATTACATATGTCTGTTCATAAAGTCTCTGATATACGCTATCTCCAGCATTTTTGGCTGAATCAATTTCTCTAGTAAATTTAGGAAATATAGATTTTAGAGAAGCTTTGTTTATGGACTTACGTTGAAACATGTTGTTTGGTCTTCCATACATTGAATCATATTCGTCAAAAAATAATTCAAATGGAAATGTGCTTTCAACTATAAGTCTATTAGCATCTTTATCTCCAACAATCTTTAGAGCGCCTAGTCCAAATAAACTTCCATGAAGAAATGCTTTTTGCGCCTCACTTTCAAAATTAGTAGCATATACACAAGCAGCTACATACTTAGTGGCAAGTTTAGCTTTTTCCTGTTTAAAGAAGTCTTCTCCATCTGTAAGAAACATTACAGCTGGGGTCTGTTGAGTAATCTTAGAAGTGAGAGTATCTACACAAGATTTAACTACATTGTAGGTTAATGCTCCAGTTGAAGGCTGGTTGGCATATTTATCGCCAAAACTTAGAAACGTATAACGTCCATATAATCTGGCAAAAATAGAAAAATCATCCAATCTTGAAATTCCAAAAGATGAGTTTAAAATATGATCTACTGACTTAAAGACATCATCTTCAGGATTATTATTAGATTTCTCAAACCAAAAATTTGTGGGAATTAATGACATATTTTTTTACCTATGTATTATTATGAACTTGCAAACAAATCGGGGTCAAGACGAACATTATTTGCTTCTTCTTCTTTTTTAACTGCGTTATCTGCTTCTATATCTCTACCAGCATTAACTACTGTAGATATAGTCTCTATAATTTGTTTTGATTGTTCCACTTCTTTGGGAAGAAAGCTAGCCTTAATATCTCCTACTTCAACAGATATAGCTCCCTTTTGTTCTCTTAAATATTCAATTATACTTTTAATTTCTCTTAGAGTTCTTTTTTTAGTATCGTCCATATTTTCTCCTTTTATGCGTTACCTTTGAATAGCCCCCATGTCCAGTCGTCACTATCTCCAAGCACTTCTTCTTTTTCGCGCTGTTCGCGATTATATTGTTCAACTGCCTGTTGTTCCATCGCCGTTTCATATTCTTCTGGAGTAATCTTTTTCTCTGCATCAACTACTTCTCCCGACAATGGAGAAATTAATCTGGCTGCTTCTCTAAAAGCATATAGTAAGGCATGGAATCTGTGGTCACTAGCTCCAGCAGCAATATCTTTCTTCTTACCTGAATCCCACTGTAAAGTTAATAATTCATTAATTAACCCTACTAAATTTTCATGTACAAGTAATTGACAGTTAATAAAAGCTGAGTTCATCATTTCTATATAGCCTTTTTTATTTGTCTTGTCGGCAGCTTTTATAGCTAGTCCATGTATCTGATTAAGTTCTTCTACTACTGTTCTCCCACCACCACCTGTATCTGCAACTGTTATAACTGGCTTATACTTATTAGTTAGTAACTTTGCATCCATTGCAATACTAGATACAATCATTTGTGTATGTTGATAAGCCTCTACAACAAATATCTTTTTTAGTGCGGGATAAATAGCTAGAGAGATAAATGCCGTAGCGTCAACAAAACCTAAGTCAATACCTAGTACATATTCGGGGTGGAGACTTTCAGGAAGAGTATTATATTTATTTCTACCAGAATCAAATCTACAAACTAGCGATTCTGAATCTTTTACCCATTTATTACAATATTCTCTAAGATATGTTGGATGATCTTTTGACCACCCCTGTCTAAGTCTAAGAGCTTCAATCCACTTATCCCTGTGAGGCATAAAAGGATTTTTGGTAATTGTAAACTTTGTCCAACCTTTTTCGGGTTTAAACCACGCTTCATAGAATAGATCATCATCTTCCCATGTAGGTGGAGGAGTTCCTTGAATTAACATGGCTCCATCATAGTCCATTAAGGTGGGCCAAAGAATATCATCAATAAGATAACGTAAGTCAGATCTAAAACTACCTATTTCATCTATAACTATTAATTTAAATGCTTGTCCTCTTAACTTATCGGCGATCCCCTCTGTATCGGCCCCTGTAACATAAATTATAGAAGTGCCAATAGTAATAGACAATTCACTAGAGGCTGCAACATGTGGTATATTATATTTTTTAACTGTTTTTTTAAGAGTACGCCAAATAATATTTTTAGCGCTTTTACGAGTTAGTGCTAAGTAAAGGCATTGAACGCCTTGATTTTCATACGCAGCTTTTAATAAGGCAATAGCCGACCCTTCTGTTTTTCCTAATCGTCTAGCACAGCATAATACTTTTGCTTTACTAACATCTTCTATTGCTAACCATTGTTCTTCAGAAACAAAAGATTTCCAGTTTATAGTAGGTAAAGGTTTACGTGCCTCACTCCTACGTAGAAGCTCATATAAAATATATTTGGCTTCTACATTTGAGATCATATTATAATTCGAGGCGTGAGGAATGCAAGATTACTGTAACCCACTATACACACAACCTGATCCTTATACATTACATTAATAGTAAGCTTCTTCTCGTTAAAATCTAAAGTTAAGTGGCCAAAGTCCATTTTAACATTTATCTCTTGCGTCCAAATATTTTCGCCATTAGTTCTAGGTACACGAACAGCTACAAAAAATC